CTCAATTTTTTGAGCTGATAAAGACTGTAGTTGATAACTACATGAAAAACAGGAAACCTTCCGCTGTTCTGATTGGGACCTATACCGGAACCGCCGTAATGGTTGGGCAGCTTCCAGTCCCAATGTCCATGATATCCGGCAATATGGTAAAAAATCTGGCTCCAGGCGATAAAGTAAGGCTTTTGCGCAATGACGGCGGGCAAGAGTATTATATCCTGGAGATTGTTGGCAAGCCTTACCAGATTAAGGAGGTGCCCTGATGGCATTGACGATTGATTTGACGGTCAAGGAACAGTCTTACACAGACAGGACGTATAAAATGTCAGATACGCAGATTGCGGGCTTTGTAGACGGTATGGAGGCTCTGAAGCAGAGTATTTATAAAGCTCTATCGACAGAGCAATATGAATACCCAATCTATAGTTTTCAGTATGGGATTGCATGGAAACAACTGATAGGAGAGGATCGTTCTTATGTCCGGGCAGAGCTTCGCCGGATGGTGGAGGAGTTGCTTATGCGCGACGACCGGATTCGGTCTGTAGATGGTTTTGAGTTTTCTTTTTCCGGAGATTCCTGTCATTGCTCTTTTAACGTCTCCAGCATTTACGGAGATATCAGAGTGACAACGGAGGGCAAGATATGACAAAAATGACGTATGAGGAGCTGGTGCAGGCTCTTCTTGACAGAGTTAAAAATGATGTAGATAAGCGCGAGGGCAGTGTGATTTTTGATGCGATTGCTCCATGCGCTTATTTTCTTACCCAGATGGGATTTCATCTGGAGAATTTTCTCGACCTGGTTCTTCCAGATACAGCTGTTGGGGAATATCTGGACAGAGCAGTTGGAGGGTGGGGCATTATCCGCAAACCTGCAACGGCAGCAGCGCGTAAGGTAGAGACGTCTGCATCAGTCCCAATAGGGAGTTTGTGGGGGATAAATGAGCTGGTGTATCGGATTGACCGGATGGACAGCACAAATGTCTACCTCGCAACCTGTACAACGGCGGGGGATAAAGGAAACCAGTATTCCGGCCAGTTACAGCCTATTACAAATGGCATTGCAGGGATTACAGCAAACCTGACTGATATTATCACGCCAGGAACAGACACGGAGAGCGATGAGGCATTAAGGCAGCGGTTTTACGTTAAGGCACAGCTTCCGGTCACATCCGGAAATGCAAATCATTACATCCAGTGGGCGCTGGAGGTGCCAGGGACCGGGGCGGCCAAGGCGATACCGCTTGATGGCGGTCCCGGAACCGTGACAGTTCTGGTTGTGGATGATAAAAAAGCGATATCCAGCGGGATTGTACCAAAAGTGCAGTCCTATATCGATACAGTGCGCCCTATTGGGGCCACGGTAACAGTACAATCGCCACAGGCTCTTACAATCAATGTGACAGCCAATATTCTGTTAGATAAAAGCCGTACAGCGTCAGAGATAAAGCAGGACTTTGAGGCAGCGCTGGATGAGTTTTTAAAGGACATGATTTTTGAAAATTACCGTGTAAGCTATGCAAAAATCGGAAATTTGTTGCTGGACATCCCTGGTGTGGAGGATTTTGACGCGCTGCTGATTAACGGTAAAAACGGGAATGTCATGATTGGCGCCAAGCAAATCCCGGTTAAGGGGACGGTATCGCTATCGGAGGTGAGTATGGTTGGAACTGATTAAATTACTGCCAGATTATTACCAGGACAATGAAACGATGACCACATTGCAGAGTGTGTTATCAGAGGAGACGGATAAGCTGGATGCAGAGCTTAAAGTGACAGTCAATCAGTGCTTTCCTCAGCTGGCTACAACACTGCTTTCCAGATGGGAGACAATCCTTGGTATTAAGACAGACGGTTCCCTAAGTGATACTTCCCGCCAGGAGCAGATTTTGGCAAAGTTATCTGGAACCGGAACTACAACAAAGCAGATGATCAAGGATGTAGCAGAAAAGTTTTCTGGTGCTGAGGTGGAGGTAATTGAGGATAATGCTAACAGCAGATTTTATATCCGCTTCGTGGGGCAGCTTGGTATCCCGGAAAATATGGCGGGATTAAAAGCGGCTATTGAGGATGTTAAGCCAGCTCATCTGGAAGCGATATATGAGTATATCTACAATACATGGCAGGATGTAACAGAGATGACATGGCAGAGAGCATCTGGGTATACCTGGCAATCTATCAGGGAGGTGAAAACGTGAAATATACCGGAAATTACAATCTGGCAAAACCAGATCCAACAGACCTTGTTGATATCAGTGTGATTAACAGTAACATGGACAAGATTGATAAAAATATGAAATCGGTTGAGGCTGCGGCAGCCAAAGCGGACCGAGTAGTGGAAATTACCCTATATGCGTCTCGCTGGGTAGGTTCCTCGGCTCCTTATAGTCAAACAGTATCCGTCCCTGGGCTGAAATCAACGGATATTATTCGTGTTATGTCCGCAGTCACATCCAGCACACCATTATCATCCATTGATACCTGGGAAAAAATGGCAGCCATGGTCAAGTTTGGCGTAGCGCAAAATGGACAGGCTATTTTTTATTGCCCCAAAAAGAAACCAACGTCTGATTTTAAAATGAAACTTGTGGGGGTGAGTAGCACATGAGCGATATTTTGTTTCCTGTTTCTGGCGGTGGAGGTGGAAATCTGGACGAAATTACAGCTTCTGCCGAACATGTAAAAAGTCCTTACACGTTTATGAACAGCGAGGGAGACATCGAAGAGGGAACGATGGTCGATCGCGAAAACTGGGGAGCTGCAGTTGGAATGAACGACCGCGTTACTGTCCCGGAAGGGTATCATGATGGATCCGGGGAGGTTTACGGCCCTACAGTGACCCAACGAGGAGCATGGACATCCAGGCTGGGGGTTAATGAAAAAGTGATGATTCCAGAGGGATACCATAACGGAAATGGTTATGTTGACCAGGACATATCAACACTTGGTGAGCAGAAAGTAGTACCCAAACTGTCAAGACATACTCTTTGGACAGCCAATCAATATATGACTGGCAATGTGATTATTGAGCCTATTCCAAACCAAAAAAATGCAGCTACAAAAGCACTGAGTAATGGTGTGAATTCTCAGGGGTTATATTTTTACATTCCAGAAGGGTATTACCTCCCAGATGGAACAGGTAACAGCTGGGTATACCAGACACTTGCTGAGGTGGCAAAAGCTCTTGGCATCACCGCCGACAAGGTAAAAAAAGGAGTAACACTGTGCGGGGTGGTGGGTACATTTGAGGGATACGTGGCCAATGCAAACGACCTGTACTATCGCGGAATCTATAACAACCCCATGAATTTAGAAAATTCCAACATGGAGTTTCGATCGGACTGTATTGCCTTCCCAACACTTTATACTTATTATTTGCATTTCACAAATCCTGTAAATTTATCTGCTTACAGTAAGTTGATAGTTGAGGATGCGCGAAGCGGTGTGTTTACAACAAGTTATATAGATAGGCAGCGTTTATGTGTGGGTTCATCGGTCAAGCCAACTACAATTAAGTCGGTGCCCACATCCGTCAGCGGTAAATCACTGGTATTTGACATATCGTCGCTGCAAGGCAGCCAGTATATTCGGCTGGGATTATATGTAGCATCGAACGCGCAGATCATTCGTATCCGCTTAGAGTAACTACATTATTAAATATACACCGGCGCCGCACCGTCACGCGGCAGAAAGGACAAACCATGAGTATCAAACACAAATCTATTACCCCACACGTAAACGCAGGCCCCGCAGTTGGAAAAGACAGCGAGCCGCTGAAAAACCAGGCGTTAAGCACTGGCGAGGGACATGAGTACACCAAGCCTGCAACTCCCGGAAAGCCCCATATTGTCCAGTCTGGGCATAAGGAGGGCGGTCCGGGACATAAGGATTGTGACCATGATTAATGATTAAAAATTGACAGGAGGTACTGTAATGCTGACAGACATTGTACAGTACATTTTTTTACACTGGGTGGAGTGGCTATTTTTAGCCATATCCGCCCTTTTGGGTTGGGGCTATCGTCAGCTTACCAAAAGACAAAAATCCGAAGTAGAAAGAAATACAGCCCTGCACGAGGGAATGCAGGCGCTTCTTCGCGACCGCATCATACAGGCCTATAACCATTACCAGGACAAGCAATACTGCCCGATATATGGCAAAGAGAATGTAAAGCGGATGTATGATGCATACCACACGTTGGGCGGTAATGATGTAGCAACAAAATTAAAAGATACATTGTTAGAAATGCCGGAAGA